ATTATTTTAGTGCATTGTGTTTCTTCTTTTAATCTATCAAAATAATCTACAATTAATCTTTGACACTCTGTTTCATCTGAATGAAGAGTCCATACTTCATTTTCCCATCTTATAGGAGTTTCACTTACTGCTGCAATTTTGTAAGCAACAATATCTGCATCAACTAATAATATACTCATTACGCATTTCCTTTTGGTTTAAGTCTGTTTAAATCTAATCTAATTATGTTAGTGTCTTTTTCTAAATCAGTTCGAAAATCTCCTTTTATAAATTTTCTTTTTACTTCTTCTTCAATTACAACCTCTGCTAACAAAGCGTGGTAATTATCTATAGTTTTTAAAAAAGCACTAAACGCAGCACCGACTTGCAAAGCTGGACTTGAAGCTATTGAGTGCATCGTGTCTGTTGGTAATTTTTTTTCATACACTGTGTATGTAAGACGTTCGTCTCCGATGTCCGTAAGGACAAATATTAATTGCATGGTTTTTATTTGTGTAGGGGTTAGTGTGTTTCAGCCCAATTGCGTCCTATTTTATAAGACGCACTAAGCGGTACTCTAAGTTTAAAATACTCCCCTGCTTCTTTTATGCTTTCAACTGCAAGTTTGCCCACTTGCTCGGCTGTCTCTGGTTTAGCTTCTATTTGAAATTCGTCATGAATTGTAGCAACTACAAAAGCATCTAATGATTTTAATTTATCCCATAAAATCACAAGTGCTTTCTTCATTACTATGCCGCCACAAGATTGAATTAAAAGATTAAGCTGTGCGGACTGTGATCTTGAAGTTAAAATTCTTTTATCAATTGCTCTTATAATTCCTGTTGCTTCACACTTCTCATAGATGTCTTGTTTTAATTCTTTTAAAAATGGTAAAGCTTTATAAAATTTATCATAAATTTGTTTACCCTCAGTTAAACTACATTCTAATATTTCTGAAAGTTTTTTAAAAGAGCATCCATAAAGTAAAGCATAAAACATTCTTTTAGCTAACTCTCTTGAAGTTAGTCCAGCTGCTTTCATATTGTATGAGTGGAAATCTCCACTTAAAATTAATTGAACATACTCTTTTCCTTTAGTGTAATTATAAATGTAGTGAGATAAGCATAATGCTTCTAATGAATTAGCATCTACACCAACCATTAGAAATCCTTTTGTTGGAATAAATAATTCTCTACATTCTTTTCCGTAAATGGAATGAATATTAGGAACTTGCATTAAATTAGGTCTTAATGATGCCATTCTACCTGTAACAATATTAGTTACATATTGAGTATGTATACGACCATCCTTAACAACCTTTAGCCAGGCGTTAGTTCCATCACTTAACATTCCTAATCTTTTTTCCAATGTTAAATATTCGTTTAATAATTTTGCCTCTGGGTATTGTAAATTTTCCAAAACTTTTTCATCTACAATTGGCTGTCCTGTTTCTGTAAAATTTTTAGGTTTCCAATCATGTAAGGCTTTAAGTCTATTAGCTATATGCTGTCGTGAAGAAGGATTAAATTTTACTACTTTAGTTTTGGTAACAGGAACTCCTTTGATGTATCCAAATTTTTTAGAATTAACTTTAGGAATAAATGTTCCTAAATCTTCAACCCAATCTTTAAATGTTTCATCTAATTTTAATTTCAATTCATTTGATTTAGATAATAAAGTTGCGTGTAATTCTTGAGCTTTTAAAACATCAAATCCCATTCCTTTTTTTTCTTGTTGCTTTGTTATAAAAGTAATTTGATGTTCTAAATCTATTGACTCAAAACTAAAATCTTTTGTTGTTAATTTTTCATAAAGTTTTTTTGTAAGTTCAACATCCCTTATGCAATACTCTAACATTTCAGGTGTGAATTTTTCAAAATTAGAAATTTCAAAATCCATTTTAGGAAAACCCAAACGAGTTCCCCAAGCTTTTAAATTATGCTTTCCACAAACTGTTCTGTCCTCTCGCCAACTCTTTTTTATGTCCACGCTATTTGCGATATCTGGGTAGATAAGGCGACTAAGGCAAAGCGTATCATGGACTAACTCTCGTTTATGAGAGTAGTTGTATAATTTATTGAGCACGGGGAGGTCGTACCCAATAACATTGTGGCCAACTATTAAGTTGTCGGCGAGAAGTTCTATTCCTTTTGGAATTTCATTACCTACAAATGGAATTGTTTTATTTCCATCGTTAATTACTAAACAATGAACAACTGACGGATTTAATCCGTTTGTTTCAATATCAAAAATTAAGGTCTGTTTCATATTCTGTTAATACTCCTGTTAGTGAATCATATTTTAAAGTGCATCCTTTGCCTGTTATGCCAGCAAATCTATTTTTTAAAATTCTAATAAATGCTAAATTCTTTTGTGTCTCTTCCGAAGTTGATCTCTCAACACCTAATACAATATCACTTAACTGACTTATACTTGCTGACCCTCTAAGGTGTCCTAAAGAAGTTTTTAAACCATCAGTGTGATCTTTATTTCCTTCTGGTCTTTTTAAATGGCTGACTAAAATTATACCTATGTTTAATTGTTCTGCTAATTTTCTAATCCTAGTCATCAGCATGTCTATTGTTTTTCTTTCATCGTAAGTTTCTAAACCGCTTACAATAATGCTGATGTGATCTATAATTAAAAATTCACAATCTAATCCAGTAGCAAAAAATTTAATTTTACTTAAAATTGTATCTTCTTCTATACTTCCCCAATGATCATATAAAAATACATTTCCATTACCTATAGTTTCCCTATAACCTTTTTCTAATTCAGCATCATTTAAATTATCTCTGTTAATGTGAATTGGTTTTTGTAAATGTAATCCAATAATACCCTCACAAGTTCTTTTTAAACTTTCTTCTAAAGATATAATTCCAACTTTATGATTTGTGTTTATTAAATGTAAAGCTACCTGCTTAGTTACTAAAGTTTTTCCAATTCCTGAACCACCACAGATAGTTACAATTTCTCTTTTCCTTAAACCAAAAAGTTTTTTATTTAAAGAGTCAAAAGGATAAAATGCTGATGCTTTTTCATTTGGTTTTTTTACTAAGTCCCAAAGATCAGTGCCTGCGATAATTCCATCGGGCCTGTAGAGTTTGGCTTGCCACATAGCTTTAACTACTTCTTCTGTTCTTCCTGCTACAAGCATTTCATTAACATCCTTTAAAGGAAGTGATGCTATTTTACATTTACCTACTGTAAATAATTCTGCACATTCTTTACTTGCTTGGATGCCTTGATCGTCTTGATCGAAAAAAATAACTACTTGTTCAAAGCTTTCTAAATATTCTAAATTCTTTTTAATTGCTTTAACTGATCCTGCTGTACCGTTCGGAATTGAAACTACAGGGTATTTTAAATTTAATATTTGACTTAATGAAAGAGCATCTATTTCACCCTCAGTAATACAAATCATTTTACCATTTGGCTGCCATAAGTTTTGTCCAAACAGTGTTGCTTCGTCTATGTTTCCTACAGTTCTAAAATCTTTATTTTTAAATCTTACTTTTTGAAAACATATTTGTTTATTTTTATTATAGTAATTTGCTACTTGTACTGCTTCATTGTTGTATGTGCCGATTGTGTAATTCCACTTTTTACAAGTGTCTAACGTAATTTTTCTTGAAGATAAACTCTGATGCGTGCCTTGAATAAAATTAAACGATGGTACAGTTTGAGTTTTAGTTTCAATATTTTTTGCGTCATTAACATGAGTGTTACATACAAAGCAAAAAGTATGATTATCAGAATATAAAGAATTGCCATCGGAAGAACCACAAACACTACAAGGCATGTGTCTAACAAACGTGCTATTACTATTTTCATCTTTTAACATCAATTCTCCCATAATTAATTTTAAATCCAATCTTTAGGCACTAATTTATCTGCAAACTTAATACCGTACTTGTTGCAAAAATCTGCGTACGTTGTTTTAGAATTTTTATAAATTCTGTTTTTAGAATTTCCAAAAACAAATCGTATATCAATCTCAGGATGTTGACTTTTAAGAAGTAAATGTTTTTGACGATCGGATAATTTCCAAAAACCTTTGACTTCAATAAAAATTCCATTTTCTAATTCAATATCTGGTTTATATTTATGTTTCGTAGCAGGCTTAAAATATTCAACCGTAGTTTCTTCGTATTTAAATTTAATTTTCCTTTCAGATAAATCCTTTGCTACTGTAGCTTCTAAACCGCTACGAAATTTAAAAGTCGAATTTTTCATCAGCAACTACAGTTTTGTTTTTAGCAACTGCGGCTGGTAATTCTTTAGGAATAATTACTTCATAACCATCTTCAGATGAAAACCCATAAGACTCAGAACTATCTTTAGTCTTGCCTTGAACTAACTCAATTATTTGAACTGCTTTTAATTTCAAAGTAACACCTGAACCAAGCATGTTATTTGTGTAAGTGTAAATTTGAAACGCAACTTTTCCTTTACTACCACCCCATACTGAAAAATTATTATCAGTAATTAGGTTTCCTTTTGAGTCAAAAAGTTTTGGTTTTTGTTCGTAGACAACTCCAGACTTGCTAGCTATCTTAGCTTTTAATTTAAATGAAAATTCATAGCCACCCTCAACTTTTTTATAAGGTTTAAATGAACTATGTTTTTTTGCATTTAATAATTTTAACGCTTCCTCAATTTCATCAATAATTGATTTACTGTGAGCGTCCGCTAAAACTAATTTAGCGTGGTATAAACCGTCAGCATTAAATTTTGTATCAGGTTTACATAAATGTGGGTAATTTAATACACCAACTTCTGTTG